CCGGTCATCGCGCCCATACCAAGACCAGCAACAGCTCCGAGCATATCGCCGGCTTGAGAGCTCTGTTGCATATAGTCTTGAAATTGGTTGTTGTAGACGTTACTGGCCAGACCCAGAGATCTGGCTCCAGCGTTTGGATCCAAACCTATGCCACTACGGATCCCCATCGGATTGAAGCCGGCAGCTCCTTGCTGTGCTCCGGCTATCTGCCCAAACTGGGCAACTGGAGTTGTGCCGCTTAGATAGCTGGCAGCGTTGGCGAGCCGTTGCTGCCGCAGTCTGAAGGCGGCATTACCCACCTCGAAAGCCTCCTCGGCTGCCGGAGCTGCTCCAAAGACGTTGCCTCTGGCGAACTGTGCCGCTCTGGTGGCTTGCTGAACCTCGTCCCGCATACCCGGAGCCAGCTTGTAACCGCTCTCCACATCCTCAAGTGCAGCCTCTCCTAACGCATCCCGTACCTCTCTGAATTTAGGATCTGCCAGCTCAAGTTCTTTCATTCGCTGCTTAACAAAGTCGGCTCCGTATTTCTCTTGAACCGAGAGCATCGCTTGAGCCATCCGGTCAGCAGACTCTTCTGCAAACTCAAGATCTTGCCGGCTCATATCCACATCGCCAAAGCCGGTGAAGTCCACCGTCTGCTCTTTACCAGACATATCGGTGTAGGAGACTTTAGTGCCTTGCCGCGCTGCTGCCTCGATCAGCTTACGGAGTGGTAAACTTTCAATATCGCTCTCGATTCCTTCGCGTGTGGCTCTGGCGTAGTCGGGGGGATCCGGGGGATCTGATGAATACAAGCCCATTTTAGATTTCCTCCTTTATGAATAATTCTCTAACTGTCAAACTGACTTCCTCCAAGTGCTCTCTCCCTTTTGTTAAATAGGCCACCATAAGGCCCACCTCTGTCAAAGTGTCTCGGATCACAAGCGCATAGGTTCGCTTGATTCCTCCGGCAGCCTCCCAGCTATTCGCATCCTTCCAAGCGTTCAACGCAACTAAGTGCAACGGAAGGAGGTGCTGGCGGTTGGATATGAAAAACGGATTATCTGGAAGCTCAACCAGAAACAGATGAGCCAGATCGTAGGTGTTCTTCCCCTTCCAGTTATGTAGATCGTCAAAAAGATCATCAATTAGCCTAGCCACTCGGCAGATGATATTTAGATACAGATGTGCCTCCCGGTTTCCCCCGGCACAAAGTTTCACAGCTTCAGCCACCTTCTCCTCGTAACTGTTCACTGGTCTGCCTCCATCGTGTCCATAAATGCCCCAGCGTGAATGCTTCTGAGCGAGACGTATTTACTGTTACCCGTGTCGCCGGTACTCTGCCTAATCCTAAACTGTAATTCCCTAAAGGGATCGTACTGGGTAAGGCTGTATCGGAATCTCCTCACCTTGGAATCCGATAACGTAAATGGGAGAACCGGAGCTGTCGGGCTGTAGGTAGTGGGGTCTACCGTTAACGTAACAGCTCCCACTCCCGTCTCCAGATCTGTAACCAACCGCTCAGCGTCATCGCCGTCCAGTACCGGAATAATGTCCACCTTGGCGTTGCTGCGATCAAACTCCCACTCTACAAAGTCCGGGCTTTTGGGGCTCAACTGGTCGCCAAAGGTCATCCCTCGGGTCAGCGTCTGCCAAGCTGTGTCACGGTAGTTGCTGCCATCAAAGTTGTCTTGAAAATCTGTTGCAACTGCATTCTGAGGCGAGACGTAATCCCTAAATTCCATCGGGTTGCCCACTTTGTCCAACGTCAGCAGCTTCTCTGCGTAACTGCTAAAGGCGGCAATACAGAAATCCACCGGCTCGATGTTGTATGCCGGGTTCCCTTGCCAGTAGCCAACCCAGCTATTTGTGTTGGCTGAATACGCCAGCACACAGTTGTTTTCTGTCGAGCTCAGAACCGGAACGCTGAGCAGAAAGTAGCCGTTCCAGAATGTAGCTGTAGCCTTCTGCACCGCCACACTCCAGTTGATCGAATCAATCAGATCTTGAATCGGATAACTGATCACTCCGGACTGCTCGGCCACCATCTCCTCCGCCATCGTTCTCTTGAGGCTTCTTACCCCGTCTCTGGCGAGAAATATGAGATCCTCCCCCACTTGGGCAACAGCTCTGTGGCTGATTGCTCCAGAGAGGTTTGACACTTGCCGGATCTGGAAGGTGCTGGTGGCGTTGCCGGCTGCTGCCGAGGCTGCTGTGAGCGGGTTAGTGTCTACCAAATAAATACTGTTTTCACAGAACACAACCACATTGAAACCCACCCAGCTATACATCCCGGTTACAGTCTCGGCTCCAGTGCCAACCTTAAACGGGTTGATTGTTGCTCCCCCCATCGAGAACAACGTAGTGCCCACAGCCGCCTCTTCGTCATCTGCCACTGCTGATCCGGACAGTGTTCCGTAAATTGTTGTGTCTGTCTCCTCGGCTGCCGCGCTTAACAATAGGCTGCCGCCTCCGCTAAAAGTGATCGTCTGGCCGTTGCCTAATCCTATGGGCAGAGCGTCCACTGCCATCCCGGCAGTTGTGTAGTCGCCAGTACCGTAGCCGGCTCCGTTGTCGATTGTCACAGCCGCCGCGAGGTTGGGCAGAATTGTGCTGACAAAGATCTGGTTTCCGCTCGGATCATACGCAAACACTCTGCCGGCATTAGCCACCAAATACTTCGCATTAGCCGGATAAACCGTATCCGTTGAAACGGTCTTTACCCAAGAGCTGCCGGAATACTTCAGTTCAAAGATCTTGCTGCTGCTGCTGTCGCTGCTCCAGTACATCTTATCAGCGATCTGGCACATATAAGCCGGATTAACTGCTGACGGGAGAGCGTTGGCTGCCGCCGAGATTGCCGTTACTGTGCCGTTTGACTCGATCTCGTAGATGTTCCTCGCAACGGCAACGATCACCCTCTCCCGGCTGTCGGAATCAAAGAAGTGAATCGCTCGCATATCATCGCTTGAACTGGTGCTGCCAAGCAGATCAGCAAAACGGTGGAATCCTCTGCGAGTCTTGAGTACCCCGGAGATCTCCGGAGACATATCCTTAATCAGCTCCGCTTGGGATTCGTTGAGGAGGTTCTCCCGAAAGTTGGAGACTTGGCCACCAATAAATGAAGCTTGCCGGTCATACAGCAGAATATCATCAGCGGCATCATTGAAGTAGACCGGCATCGTTAGAATCCAAAATCATTGCGAGTGTAGCCGGCTGTGTAGGCATCCGGCACTATCCTCATAATCTTAGCCGTCTGGTTTGTTTCCGCATCTCTGGCCACAGCCAGCAGCCTGTCGCCTTCAACTGTCTCCAGTTGGGCCTTACCGTACTGGCGTTGACGCTTCAGCATATCGGCTGTGCCGTACTTGATCAGTGCGTTGTCTATGCCGCTGATCATCGGTGCATCCGTATCGGCCACCATCGGGCGGATCTTCTGCTTGCCGAGAACAACCAACTGAACCGGATCCGTTGCATCATACTCGGGCCGGCGGTACAGCTTCACTCTCTGAAATTCCGCCTTTGTCTCCCAGCCGTACCAGTAGAACTTTTCTGTGCCGGCGAGGTTTTTGACGGTGATTGTGTCGGTTGTCGCGTCTTTCGAGAGAGAGGTAATCTCAGAGTAGCTCTCAAAAGTGGCATTTACTGAGGGGCTGGCTGCAAGCGTAACCTCCTCCTTGTAAATTCTTGTTGGATCCCCCAGCAACCGGCCCACTACCTCGATCTTCTTTTCCGCATCGCTTGGATCGGCCAGATCAAAATAAAGATCGCCGTTAAGGAGATCAAAATTGATACCCACAGAAGGTAAAGCAGAAAAGCTGCTGGCAGTGCCGGACTCCGTAAGAGCACTCGGGTCACACATAAACTGCGTGATGAGATCCTCCGGCCTAAGCTCCAGATCGTTCGCCGTAATCGCCAACACTTGAGAGATCGATTGTGGGAGAATAAGCTCATCATTGTAACCGGATGCGTATGCCTTGGCTGTTGCCCCACTGCCGGATCCGCCCGAGATTGTAACTGTTGGATCCTCCTCGTAACCGTTGCCGCTCCGGGTGAGCAAAATCTCACCCACTGAATCGTTGAACAGCTTGGCTGTGGCTGTTGGAACCACATAGCCACTAGCCCCGGCTGAGAAGCTCACCGAGGGGGCTGATGTGTAGCCGCTGCCGCCGTCTGTTACCTCAATATGAACCACTCTACCGTCCGGCTTCATCGTGCAACGCTCAACGATCAAGCTCTCTTTCCAGAGAGCTGAATCATAGATTAGTTGGTGATGCTGCCGGATGTACTCCTTACACCTCGCCTTACTCGTCGAGTCGGTCTTACCGACTAGATTGCAGACGTAGGTGGCTAGTTCTGAGAGCGTCATTTAGGTTCCAAAAATTACAATTCGTA